TCAATAGGTCGGGGGTTCAAATCCCTCCGGGCGCACATACTCGGGGCGACCGTCGTCGCCCCAAACCAGCCAGTCAATCGAGCGCCCTGTCAACTGTGCCCACTGAGCCACGGCAGAGATGGGCGGCTCGTTCAGCCCCCGCTCCCAGGCGCTAATCGTCGAGCGGTTCTTGCCCAGCAGCTCCGCTATCTCCTGCTGCTCGATGCCGACGAATAGCCTCGCTCGGGTCATCCGGTGTGCCAGAGTCGTTGCGGTCAGTGTTGCCATTCTGTGCCCTCCTGAGGTGCTGCTCGAACGCGCGCCGAGATGAGCGCCGGGTGTTGTCCTTCGGCTGGCCCTTCCATCCACACGCACAACTCACGAATCGATCTGTGTTGCCGGCACGCCCGAAATTCGGCATGGTCGGCAGGATTGTCTCGATCATCTCGTGCTCGATCGTGTCGCCAGTCATGTGGGAACGATACCGCCGCGAAACGGAAATATCCAACACGCCGCAGCCAATACGCGACTAAACGCCACATTTCTAGTTGAGTCGCGCTTCATGACGGAAATATCCGTCACGAAGCGTGATTGAACTAGAGGACTACATGAGTTGGCAAGCCACTGACTGGGCAGATTCACTGCCCTACGACGCCGCTAAGCAGCTCCCGTTTCGCGTGCTGCTCAAGTATGCCAACGTCGCCGCGCAGGACGGCACGCGCGCATGGCGCAATTCGTGGGAGGTAGCGAACGAGCTGGGGGTAGACCGTCGCAGCGTCATCCGTGCGCTCCGCGATCTCCAGACCGCCGACCTCATCAGGCCCGGCGACCAGCGCGCAGTGGAGCACATCCAGGGCAACCGCCGCCCCGTCGTCTACGACCTCAACTTCGGCTGGCACCGCATGTACTCGCAGCCCGAGATCCCGCTACCCGAGGAGGACGATGACGCCCCCGATTCAGGGGTGACCGAGTTATCCACAGGAACCCCAGGGGTGACATCAGGGGTGACAACTGCTGTTCCACTAGGAACTAACGGAACTATCTATAACCAACTTAAAGAAGAAACTCACGTACTAGACCGCGCGCAAGCGCGCAACACTGACGCGCTCTCGCGCGGCTCACATTCAGCCGCTACCGCGTCCCCCGGCTATGGCCTGTGCGGCCACTCCCTGATAGATGACCGCCACTGCATCTACGGATGCCTGCCCTCGGAGGTGACCGTATGAACGGCATGAAGCGCCGCAACGAATTCCAGGTCTTCAAGATCGGAGAGAACCACTGGCGATGGAGCAACCTCCGCGACATCGGAGGTGACTGCGACACCTTCGAAGAAGCGATCGCAGAAGCCTCCGACTTCGCATGGCTCACCAAGTCGATCTCGGTGTGCTCATGATCGACACGATCCCGTGGTTCGTCGCCGTTCCCCTAGGTCTGCTCCTCTGGACGGCCTACGTCATCCGCGTGCTGGCTGACATGCGCAGGGACAGGAACCGACGTGGCTGAGTCGAGCGAACGCCGAAACGAGATCATCCTCACCGATGACCAAGTGCTGTCGATCGCACGAGTGAGCGTGCCTCGCGGCCCCGGTCTGCTCCGTGGACCCGGCGAGCCAGACGAGTGGGGAGGCCGCAAGGCGCAGGAGTTCGTGAAGCTCACGCTCTCGACCTACGGCCTGACGTGCTGGCTCTGCGGTCTACCCGGCGCGAACTCAGCCGATCACGTCATCCCGAGATCCAAGGGCGGCGCGGTCTACGACCTCCGCAACCTCGGCCCCGCACACCGCCACTGCAACTTCAGCCGAGGCGACCGCGACCCAGCCGCATACGCCGTCATCGAAGACGGCACCAGCTACTTCACCAACGCATAACCCACGAGAGGAACGCACCATGACCAACCACCACGTCATGACCACCGATGCCGCCGGCACGCCTACCTTCACCTGCACAGCCCCGCCGAGTTCGGACTGTCACATCTACCCGCACTGCGACTGCGAGGACTGGAGCTACGACCACGACCGGGGCACGTTGGGCGAGCACGCCCCCGTGCAGAACCCAGAGTGCTGGCTGTCGTTCTGGTTCACCAACGCCGAAGCGATAGCCGAGCTGTACCACCTGTGGCCAGAAGACGAAGAGCTTCCGGCTAACCGCAGCGGCGCGATCGATTACGAGTGGAATGACTCGCCGGTCTGGTCGTTCGTCGGTGAAGAGAACGCGCTCAACCGCCCCTGAGTTTTTTTAGACGGGGCTGCCTGGACACCCACGCGCAGCCCCGTCCATTTTCTCCCAACCGTCCATAAAAAAACCTGATCCGAACCTAGTTAGGCAGAAGTGAACCAGCCTCCCGAAGTGCATCCGACTATCCCCGGCCTCGAACCGCCGACCCTGCCGGCCGGCTCTCTTGAGGCCGAGGTGCGCCGGCAAGTCACCAAGCTCCAGGATCTCGGCTACATCGAAGACCACCACGCCGGCCTCGTGGCCCTGGCGACCGCGACGGCAGCCGACATCGACCGCACCGCTGGCAGAGGCGCGCCCTCGGGTCGCGCGAATCTGCTCCGCGTCATGAACGAGATCTTGCAGACCTTGCCGCAGCCGGAAATGGCGTCTAAGTCGAAGCTCGATGAAGTGGTCGATGCGATGCTCCACGACGACGAGGACGACGTGGAGGTGCCTGTTGTACGCACCGACGCCTAGGTTCATGACCGACCTAGACCCGACCGCGCCGACCGAGGGCCGGCAGATCGCCAAGCTCGCCAAGGCGCTCGGCAAACCGCTGATGCCATGGCAGCGAACCGTCGTGACGGGCGCGACCGAGAAGACCGCGCAGGGCTTCTACAAGTACCCGCGCGTGCTGATCACCGTCCCGCGCCAATCGGGGAAGACCACGCTCACCGGGCCGGTGCAGATCCACCGGATCATGACCCGCTCGCGGATCTCGGCGTTCTTCACCGCGCAGACGGGCAAGGATGCCGGCGACCGGATGCGCGACACGATCGCGCTCGCTATGGGGTCGCCGCTCGCGCCCCTGTTCAAGCCGAGATACGCCGCCGGCAGCATGGGCCTCCAGCTCGCGAACGGATCTCGACTGACCACGTTCGCCGGCCCCGACAACATCCACGGCGAGACCCCGCACCTCGTGACGCTAGACGAGATTTGGAAGCACGACCAAGCCAAGGGCGTCGAGTACATGGGCGCGATCGGGCCGGCGCAAGCGACCCTCGAAGGCGAGTCGCAGGTGTGGATGATCTCGACCATGGGCACCGCCAACTCGGGGATGATGAACGACCTGATCGAGCAGGGCCGCGCCGGCACCCCCGGCCTGTTCTACGCCGAGTGGTCGATGCCCGAGCATATGGACCCCTACGAGCCGCAGACGTGGTGGACGTTCCACCCCGCGCTCGGCAACACGATCTCCGAGAGTTACCTCGCCAAGGAGGCCGCAGATCAGCCGCTCGGTGAGTGGATGCGCGCGTACATGAACCGGCTCACCGAGGCTACCAACCCGCTGATCGCGCCCGATGCCGTGGCGGATCTAGTGGTCGAGCCGGCCGTCGTGCCGAGCCGGCGAGAGATCACAGTCAGCTACGAGGTGGAACCCGGCAACGCCTCGGCCGCGGTCATGGCGAACTGGCGGGACGTGGACGGCGCGCCCGTCACGCGCACCCTGCACGTCGCACCCGGCACCTCGTGGCTGCTCCCGTTCATGCGCTGGATCATCCGCGAGTGGCAGCCCAAATCGGTCGCGGCCGACGACGGCGGCGAGACACGCCGCATCACCGACGAGCTGATCCGCGAGGGCTTCGACATCTTCACCACCGGCCCGCGCGACTTCGCGACAGCCTGCATCAACCTGCTCACCTGGGCACGCGACGACAGGACGCTCCGCATCGATGACAGCAAGGCGATCAGCCGCGCCTGGGCCGTCGCCGTTCTGCGCCCGATGAGCGAGTCGTGGCGGTTCTCGAGAAAAGACTCGGCCGGCTCGGTCGCCTCGATTATCGCGTCCGCAGTCGGCCTATGGGCCTACGACCACGCCGAGGAATCCCTCGGCAAGCCAGAGATCTACAGCTAGGAGACCCACATGATCAAGCTCGACTGCACCCGCGTATCCGTCGTCGTTATCTGCTCCGAGTGCGCCCACTGGTCCGCGTTCGCGTTCACCAAGTTGGAGGGCTGGAAGAGCGCCGCAGCCCACGAGGAGCGCTCGCACCCCGAGTCCGAGCAAGCTCGCCAAGCGCTGCTCATGCACCTGAAGCGACTCCCCGACACGCTGAAAGTGACGCTCTGATTTTCGGGTGTTAGGAGTCGCCCCCACAGTTCTGACTTGTGGGTATCAGGGAAACAATCGGGGCGGCTATCGGCCGCGGGCTTGCGCCCCTAGCGCGCACTCTCGCGGCCGAACAGCTCGCATCACCGTGGGCTGACACATCGAACCTCGCGACGATCACCGTCGACCAACTTTTCGGATACGCCGAGGGAATCCGCCCGACTCGCATGCGGGCCATGCAGGTCGCGACGATCGCCGCCGGCCGCAACACCATCACCGGCACGATCTCCCGCCTCGGCCTCTACACCGAGAAGGACGCAGCCCGCACCGTCTTCCAGTCGCCGCTCCTGGCGCAGCCCGAGCGCGGCGTGCCCCGCTCGACCACGCTGACGTGGACCCTCGACACGCTGATCTTCCACCCCTGCGCCTGGTGGCACGTCACCGAGCGTGACGCCGCCGGCTGGCCCGTCTGGGTCGAGCGAGTCGCCCCCGGCGACGAGCGAACCGACGACGACGGCAACCTGATCGGTATCCGCGATCGAGTCGTGGACCCGAAGGACGGCATCCGCTTCGACTCACCCACCGGCTCCGGTCTGCTCATCGACGCCGCCCGCACCATCCGCCGCGCGATCGTCATTGAGGAATCCGCCGCCCTGGCCGAGGACAACCCCGTGCCGGTGATCGAGCTGCACAACGACGGCGACAAGCTCAGCCCCGAAGAGATCAACGATCTGATGGACATCTGGCAGGCGGCGCGCCGCCGCCGTGGCGTGGCCTTCACGTCGAAGGGGATCACCGCTATCCCGCACGGCACTCAGGTGTCGCAGCTTCTCATCGAGGGACGCAAGGCGATCAACCTCGATCTGATCCGCCACCTCAATATCCCCGCGTGGGCAGCCGAGGCAGCGCCGGACGGCGGCGGCTCGGTCACCTACCAGAACCGCCAGTCGCGGAACTGGGACCTGATCGACATCACCTGTGCCCCGTTCATGGAGGCGATCGTCTCGCGCCTCTCCATGGCCGACCTCACCCCTCGCGGATGGGCGGTCAAGTTCGACACCGACGAGCTGACCAAACCCGACCAGCAGACCCGCTTCACGACCTACGAGGTCGGCAAGCGTGCCGGCTTCGTCACCAACGAAATGATCGCCGCCTGGGAAGGCTGGCAGACAGTCCCCGAGGAGATCAGCAAATGAACCGCGCCCAGCTCGACGCCCTACTCGCCGCCGGCCTCATCACCGCCGCCGGCTACACCGCTGCCCTCGCGACCCTCAACAGCGGCCGCGTCATCGGCCGGCCAGCGATCACCCTGGAGCTGCCGGCCGAGGATGTCGTGCCCGACGCCGCCGGCCGCATCATCACCGGCACCGTCACCGCGTACGAGCAGCTCATCCCGTCGCACGGCATGATCCTCCACAACGGTTGCCTGACCCCTCGCGAGCCGCTTACTCGCGTCAAGCTGCTCCGCGACCACAACCACGGCGATCCCCTCGGCTCGATGCAGACATTCGACCCAGCGACGCTGGAGGCGACCTTCACCCTGCCGGCCGGCGAGAACGGCGACCGCGCCCTCGAAGAGGCGCAGAACGGCCTCCGCGACGGCATGTCGGTCGGCTTCACGATCACCGAATACGACTTCGACGCCGACTGGATCTTGCACGTCTGGCAGGCCGATTTCTACGAGACGAGCTTGTGCGCCATCCCCGCTATCGCTGATGCCGGGGTCACCAACGTTGCCGCAGCCCTGGCAGCTAACCGAGAGGAAACCATCACCATGAACCGAGCTCAGCTCGCGGCGGCTCTGCTCGCCGGCACCATCACCCAGGAACAGCACGACTCCCGCCTCGCCGCGATCGTCGCAGCCGAGACCGCAGCCACCGCGCAGCCGGCTACGCCGGCCGCCGCCGAGCAGGCCGACCTCGCCGCTGGCCCGGTCGACAACGGCACCCCCGCACCGCTAGCGATCCGCGACCGTGGCCTGAGTCTCCGTGAGGCGACCCGACGTGTCGCGGCCGCCGCGAACACTGGCGACGTGCATGCCGTTGCTCTCGCTCTCGCGGACATCATCCCCTCGGCCGATGCCGGCGAGGGCTACGTCGAGCGGCCCGAATGGCTCGGGGAGCTGTTCACCGCTACCGAGATCCGCCGGCCCTACATCGACGCGATCGGCGCACCGCAGCCCCTCGCCTCACTCCGTGCCAAGGGATTCCGCTGGGACGACAAGCCCGAGGTGGAGGAGTACGCCGGCGACAAGGAAGAGGTGCCCACCGGCGAGGTGACCACCGTAGGCGATGACTTCGTGGCCTTCCGCATCGCGGCCGGCTGGGACATCGACCGTGCGTACATCGACTTCGGAGACGAGACGTTCCTCTCCGCGTTCTGGTCGCACGTCACCGACGACTACCAGATCAAGTCCGAGGCCGGCATCCGCACCCGCGTCAAGGCGCTCAAAGCCAACGCGGCCGGCACCGTTACCGCCGGCGGCGTCAAGGCCGTGCTGAAGCAGATCATCCGCGACGGCCGTTCGATCCCAGGTGCCGGCGTCAAGGTCAACCGGGTGTTCCTGTCCGACTCACTGTTCGATGAGCTGGAGGACATCCCCACCAAGGAGCTGCCCCTGTGGCTCCAGTCCGCGACCATCGGCCTCGACATCACCGAGGGCACCGCGAATGTCGGTCAGCTCCAGATCGGTCTGGACTCCACCCTCGCCGCCGGCGAGGTGGTCGCCTTCGACAACCGCGGGCTGATCGTGCGCGAGAAGGAGATCCCGCAGATCCGCGCCATCGACGTGGCTCACATGGGTATCGACCTCGGGTTCACCTCGTACCTGCGACTGGATGACGTTGACCCACGTCTCGTGTTCCGCCGCAAGTACACCCCCGCCCCGTAACCCGATCTCCTGCCGGCCGGTCATCGTCAGCCGGCCGGCAGGACTACCACCCGAGAGGAGCGCACCATGGCCGACTGGCTCACCCCCGCAGCCGCCCGCGCCGACTGGGCAGACGCCCCGGCCGACAACACCGTGCTGGAGCGCTACCTCGCGGCTGCCAAGGTCAAGGTGCTGGCCTACGCCCCCGAGCTGGCAGAGGGCGTACCGACCCCCGATAACTACGTGCTCGCCCAGCAAGCGCTCGTGCGCGACCTGTGGAACGCACTGCACGCCAAGGTCAACACCCAGATGGACTCCGGCCTCGACCAATACACCGTGGCCAAGTACCCGATGAGTCTCGACGTGAAAGACCTCCTCCGCCCGCCGACCGTCCGAGCCAATTGGTTGGTTGGCTGATGACCGCTCGCTCCGAGCTTGCCGCCGCGATCACCCCGCTCCTCCCCGAGAACGTTCGGGTCATCGATCACCCGAAGGATCTCGACGCGCTCGAGGGCGGCGTGCGCGCCGTCGTGATGATCACCCGCACAGGCATCAAGCCGAACGGACCCAGCTACCTCATGGAGTTCGAGGTGGTCGTGATCGAACCGAAGAGCGACCAGGACGGCCGTTCGGAGGACTCGCTGGACGAGATCACCGACGAGCTGATCGAAGCGCTCGACGCCGACAACAAGCTCACCTGGACCCAAGCCACGCGCAGCACCTACGCCGACACCCTGCCGGCGTACAAGTTCGACATCAGCCAGATAGCCACAAAGGAGTAATCATGTTCAAGCCCGCCAACCCGCACGTGTTCAAGAACGTCGCCCTCAACTTCGGGGAGGACGGCTACGAGGCTCACGTATCGTCTGCAGTCTTCACCCCGAAGTCGTCCACCGCGAGCTGGACCGGCCTCAATGGGCAGACCCACACGGACGACATCTCCTCCGAGAACACCCTCGATCTCGCAGTCGTGCAGGATCTCGCGAACGAAGACAGCCTCTGGAACTACCTGTTTGACAACGCCGGCACGAAGGTCACCGTGGAGCTGACCCCGCCCGACGCGCCGACCTTCACCGCCGAGGTGACGCTGGTCAAGCCGACGATCGGCGGCAAGGTCAACGAGTTCAACGAGAGCCAGGTGTCGCTCCCGTCGTCGGAGCCGGTCAAGGCCCCTGCGGCCTGACCGATGGGCCGGCTGCTGGACGTTCGCAAGTCGCGAGAGCTGCAAGCCGCAGTGATCGCGATGAAGCGAGCCAACCGCGAGGTGCGCCTGGAGATCTACTCCAGAGCGCGTCGCGACCTCGGCGGGGAATGGGTGCCGGCCCTACGTTCCCGCGCCACGACCGACATGCAGCAGCGGGTACTCGTCAAGGGTGCCCGCACGAAGGTCAACACCGAGGGGTTCTCGATGGTGGCCGCGACATCCACCAAAGCTCTGCGCGAAGGACTCGTGCCCACGGACGACTGGGCCGGGTTCGAGTACGGAGCCCGCACCAAGCGGGTGCGGGTGCAGACCAGCTCGCGCAAGGGCAAGCAGTACACCCGCACACAGACCGTCAACCGCCAGTTCCACGGCCGACAGAAGGAAGGACAGGTAGTCATGAAGTCAGCATCCGTGCTCGGCACCCGCCTCGTCGCGCTGTGGGTTCGCACCATTGTGGAGACGTACCGCGACGCTGCCTCGGGGGATGTCGTCTGATGGCTATCAAGATCGACTTCCTCGCGAACACTCGCGATGTCGTGCGCGGCGGTCAAGACATCGAGGAGACCTTCGAGAAGGTCGCAGACAGTCTCGATGACGTAGCACGCGACGGACAGCGTGCCGGCGACAAGCTAGGCGACGGAATCCGCAAAGGGCAGCGGGTCGCATCCGACGCGACCGAGCGTCTAGAGCGATCGTTCAAGGATCTCGCGGACGAGTCAAAGCAGCAGACCCGCCGCATGGAGACTGACTTCGACCAGGTCGCGAACACCAAGAAACATCAGACCTCGGAGAACATCCGAGAGATCAAGCAAGAAGCGCTGGCCAATGCAAGCGAGACCTTCTCTTCGTTCAACGGCTCGGCCTCCTCGTTCGCTGACGGCGTGCAGGGCACGCTCGGCGGTCTAATCGCCTCGCTCCCCCCGCAGCTCGCCGCGGTCGGCGCTGTAGGCGCCCTCGCTATCGGGTTCATCACCAACTCCCTCCAGCAAGCTGATACCACTTCGGAGGAATTCAAGCAGTCGGTATCCGAATGGACAGCCGAGCTGATCGACTCAGGCAAGGTCGGGCAAGTATCGGTCGGGTTCATCGTTGACGAACTGAAGAGACTAGCGACCGAGAGCGATGCAGCGCAGCCATCGCTGGCCAAGTTCGCGGACGTTGCCAAACGATCGGGATCTTCATACAAGGATCTCGCGGACGGGTACGCCGGCAACAGCGACAAGCTCGATGAGCTGATCCGCAAGGGCAAGGCTCACCGCGAGGAACTCGAGAAGTCCCAGGCCGCAGTGCTCAACAGCTCGGCGGCTGACAAGTCCGCAGCTGTCGATATTGAGGGCAAGATCAAGGCCCAGGACGAGTACAACAATTACCTCGACCAGGCCGCAACCCGAGCAAAGAACGCGGCCGAACAGCAGTTGAACTACGCCAAGGCCGGCGGTCCCGAGATGGAGACGAAGGCCGCGCAGATCGCCCAGCTCGACGCCGCCTACGATGATGCCGCCGGCGCAGTCTCCGACTACATCGATGAGGAATCGGGGATCTTCAACGGAGACGCCTACCTGGCGGCCATGGAGGCCAAGACCAAGGCGCTGCACGACTACCAGAGCAACCTCGCGACCTCGGGCCTCGGCCCCGACGCGGAGGCGTACCTATCCACCCTCGGTGCCCAGGATGCGGCGACGCTCGTTCAGGCCTACGTGACGGGAACCGACGCGCAAAAGGGACGCTTTCAGGCGGTCTGGAACGAGGCCGGCAAAACCAGCTCGGGCGCGTACAAGACCGCCCTGGAGGCCGGCCTACCGAAGACACTGCCCGCCCCGACGATCACTCCGGCCGTAGACACGTCATCCGCTCAGGCTGCCCTCAACCGGCTCGCCGCCCAGAAGCTCACCATCTCGGTCGAGGGGCTCGCCCGGAACGGACTGAAAATCTTTTGACCACCACCATCACCACCACAGCGGGCCCGCTCGTGCCCGATCTCGTGCTCGGCTACGAGGCGACCCGCGCCGGCCGCAACGTATTCCACGACATCATTGGACGCGCCGACCCCGACGTATCCCTCCAGCCGGCCGCACCTCGCGCCGGCACGCTGGAACTGTTCTTCCTAACCGAAGCACAGGCCGCTCTGGCGGTTGACGTGCACGCTTCGCCGGCCGTGTTCACCCTCACCGACAGCACGTTCCCGACCATCGGGATGCGTTACGTGGTGGACGGCTCCATCGGAATCAAGCTCGATAACACCCGCTGGATCGTGTCCGTGGACTATCGCGAGGTGCCCTCGTGACGATCGACATCCACACCCTCATCGCGAGCCTGCCGAACCAGGCGGAACTCGAGAACACGAGCGGGCAAATCACGGTCGATGAATCGTGGTCGCCATACGTGCAGATGACCCTCACCTGCGCGATACCCGACGACCTCTCCACGCTCGACCAGATCGACCCGCGGGCCGGCGGGCGGCTATTCGCCCAGGCGCAGCAGGACTTCGGAGACCCGTGGTCAAACGCTGACTTCACCGATCGCTACGGCGCGGTCAGCAACGCCGCCCTCACGGCCGCTTTGGGCAATGTCCCGAACCGCACCATCACATCGCTGTTCTTCGTGGCGTGGAACGAGTTCGGGCAGCGCGACAGCACCGTACGCGAGTTCGGCTTGTCAGTCCGATCACGCGTCATCGACCACGTAGCCGGCGAGGTTCGCATCACGGCGGCATCCGACGAAGCGCTCCTGCAGGACTACAAGCTGCTCGACACGGTGAAGTACATCAACCCGACCGCGACGACCTTACGTGCCCTCACGGCGTTCGTGCTGGCCCTGATCGGCGCGACCCTGCAACCCGGCACCGATGACGCCGTGGTGGCCGCGAACGCGACCGAATGGCTACCTGGTACATCGGCATGGGACTACCTCGCCCCGACCGTCGAGAAGGCCGCGCTCCGCCTATGGTGCGACGAGAATCGCCGCTGGTGGCTCACTCAGCGAGCCCCCATCGTGCCGGGTCAGCTCACCCTACGGACGGGTGCCGGCGGCACGATCTCGCGGGCGACCGACACGATCGACCGTGACGGCGACTGGTACGCCGGCGTGTGCATCACCTACCAATGGAACGACTCAGCCGGCCTCCAGCACGTCGCATACGACGTCGCCGGCGACCCGCGCAGCGTGCTCGCGATCACCCGCGACCAGCCCTACCCGGGCCCAGGCGCGGCCGCGCAGATATTGAAGCAGTCCGCCGGCCGAGGCCGGGTGCTCGACCTTGCGGCCGTGAGCGACTACCGAGCCACCCCTGGTCAAGCGTTTACCGCCGGCCTACCGGGTACCCCGGCGCAGACCGGCATTGTTTCGGCCGTCACTTGGCGGTTCCCCGATGCCGAGATGGACGTGAAGACACGAGGACTGATCGACACCCCCGCCAGCGCGTGGGTATTCGATCCCGCAGGAATCCGCTGGGTAGACATCCCAGCCGGCATCGATTGGACGGAGGACATCTAATGGCAAACGGAGATGCCGCAGCGGCACTTGGATGGGCGCTGGTGGCCGGCACGAGCGACAAGCGACTCGGCTACGACGAGATGAACAGGATCATGGACCTGCTCGCCAACCACGTCACCGGGTTCGTCCAGCCGATCACGAAAGGCGGCACCGGGGCGACCTCGGCCGCCGCAGCTCGCACGGCGCTCGATTTGCGTGCGATCAACATCCCGACCGACGCATCCAACGTGCAGGCCGCTGTCAACTTCCTCGAAGCCCTCGCCAACGGCGCACTCGCCCAGGCGGGCTCAGCGGCCGCTACGGCGAACTCAGCACAGGGCGGCTACCTATCGGCAGACATCTACTCGCGAGCGCTGGGGAGTGGCTATCGGGTTGCCTATGTGCGGTCGGACGGCGTGCTCGGGTATGCCTCGTCATCCCAGAAGTTCAAGTGGAACATTCAGGATGCCGACATTCCGACCGCGACCCTTCGTGCGATTCTCGTGCGGATATATCAACTCCGCGTCGACGTTCACACGATGGGCGCCGCCGCACCCTACGAGCTGGGCGTGATCGCGGAGGAACTTCACGATCTGGGCCTGGAATGGCTGGTCGACTACGACGACAAGGGCAAGCCATTCGGAGTCATTTACGAGCGCATCGGGTTGCTCGCGCTGCTCCTGGCGCAACGCGCATGGGACGAACTCGACCATGCCGCCGTCGGGTTCCTCAGCCTCATGCAGCGCATCGACGCTCTCGAAACGAAACTGGCAGGCATCTAATGGCAACCGGCAGCTACGACCCGCAGACCGGCGTCTGGATCAACGGGGAGGATGATAGCTACCCCACGTTCTCCGCACGCCTCAACAAGTCCGTGGTGTCGATCCGCGACGCGATCAAATCGCTGATGGATAACGCGATCGGCCCCTGGACCGCGTACACCCCGACCTTCACCAACCTCACCCCGGGAACCGGAGGTGCGGTGTCGGCCGTGTGGCGGCGCGAGCGTGACCTGATCCGCGTGCACGTCCGCGTCACCCTCGGCAGCTCGGGCTTCACGGTCGGCTCGATCCCGACCATGACGATCCCGGTGGAGATGTTCACCCCGGCCAGCCCCAACGCCCGACTCATCAACGCGACGACCTATTACGACGTGTCCGCGAACCAGACCTACGCCGGAGACGTGTCGTGCGTGACCGGCTCCACGACCAGCGTGCGTCTGCTCGGATGGCCAGCAGGAGCGTCCGGCCTCGCCCTCGCGCTCAACGGCACCAGCCCCTTCACCTTCGCCGCGGGCGATGTGCTTTCGTTCGAGTTCGTCTATCGGGCCAAGCCATGAGTGCCCCCGGCTACCTCCGACCCGACGAACTGATCACCGTCCAAGGCGCGGTCCAGCTCGTCAAGCCGACCGCTCACGCCTTCCTCGCAATGCGCGACGACGCCGCCGAGCGCGACCACGTCAACATCACGATCGCGACCCCGGCGGGCGGCTACCGCTCGCACGCGATGGACGTCGACATGCACGCCCACCCGCAGAACTACAACATCAACCCGGCACTCGTCGGCGGCCTCTACCCCGTGGGCAAGTCCAAGCACGCACTGGGCACAGAGGTCGACATCGCCGCCGGACTCGCGTGGGTCATCCGAAACGGAGCGCGATACGGGTTCACCCGCACCGAGGTAGCCAAAGGCGACCTCAACCACTTCCACCACGACGGCATCACCTTTGCCGGTGGCAGCTCACACCCCATCACCGAAGGAGCCCTCATGGCACTGTCCGACACCGAGCAAACCGAACTGCTCACCAAGACCCGCGCCGTCTATGACGCACTGTTCTCCACCACCCCGACGAGCCGCGGGTCGCTCGGCGTGCTGGCCGAGCTGAAGAAGCTGGACGACGCCCTGTTCAAGAGCGACCCGACCAGCTTCGGCACCCCAGGCGGGGTGCTCAAAACGCTCCGGGCGGTTGCTGACAAGCTCGGCATCCCGAAGCCGTGAGCGACGCCGTGGTCGTGGCGCTCGTCGGCTTGGCGAGCACCATCGTCAGCATCCTGCTCACGGCCCGGGTAAACACGAAGGTCAACCGAGTAGGGCGGGATGCCGCCGCCGCGCGCATCCAGGTCGAGAACAACCACGAGACGAACATGCGCGAGGAAGGCGACGACCGGCACGCCGAGAACAGCTCGAAGCTGGACACCATCATCCGCGACCTCAGCCGCCTCCGGACAGCGTGGGGCGGCTCTGGGAGCGTACCGACAACCACACCGATCAGATACACGACCTCGAACTGACGCAAGACCGCGCTCGGTTCGCCCCACCCGCACGACACCGAGGAGAGTCATGATGAGCCACATCGATCCGAAGCCTGAGTTCGCCTCTGCGGCGCTTCCCGCGACCGGCAAGTACAGCAAGGCCTGGTGGAAGGACACCGCCGATCGAGTGGTGTCCACGACCGCTCAGACTGCGCTGGCTACCATCACCGCATCCGCGATCCCGGGGCTGCTCGACATCGACCCACTGTCTCTCGCGAGCGTGGCGCTACTCGGCGGCGCGCTGGCCTTCCTGAAAGCGCTCGCTGTCACCCGGGCGACGAGCTAACCGCTGTAGTCGGCGCACACGCCGACAGCTTGGCCGAACGTCACCGAGTGCCCTGGCCATAGCCGGCTCATGCACCAGCCCTTCTGGGGGACGTGCAGCACGAGGCCGGCGATGACGACCACGAGGACGAGGCCGACCGCTATCAACCACCGACGAATCTTCACACCTCGGATGGTAGCGGTCACGCGGCGCCGGCGAGGATCGCGGCGCGCAGTCGGTCGTCGGGCAGCTTGACGTAGATACGTGTGGTCGCGGGCGAGGCGTGCCCTGCGAGCTCCTGTGCGACGAATTCGCCGTGGGTTAGGTACCAGCTCGTGACGGCGCGGTGACGCAGCTTGTGGAGAGTCCAGTCGCCGTCGAGCAGAATCGTCGCGCGCTTGCCGATCCACCGTGGCGAGATGTGCCCGTCGTGGTCGCCCGGGAATGCCCAGCCCGCGGGGAGCGCGAGCAGCGATGCGGCCATGCGCGGGGTGAGTGGCACCCGCCGCGTCTTGCTGCCCTTGCCGCGCACGACGAGCGTGTGCCCGATCAGATCCTCGAAGATGTCGTCTGAGTGCACAGTCGCTATCTCGCCGCGCCGGAGGCCGTGGTCGTGCGCCAGCTCTAGCCAGATGCGCTCGCGCTCGGTGGCGCGCATCATCGCCTTCTGGTAGACCCGCTCGGGGACCGGCGAGGGGTTCGCCTGACCGGGCTTCACCTTCGGTAGCTTCTTGCCCGCGTCGCGCTTGCACCGCTTGGTGGCCTTCGCCCAGGCCCAGAACGCCCGGTACGTGTTGTACCGTCCGCGCCGGGTCTCGTGCGCCCAGGTGAACGCTCCGGCCCATTCGAGCAGCGCGTCGGTGGTCACGTCCCACGGCGACTCGATGCCGATCGCCCGCGCGACCTGCTCGAGGTGCTGCTTGCGGGAGGCGATGGTATTGACCGACTGCATGGCCCCGCGTTGGGCTGCTGAGAACTGCTCGATGGCGTCCGCCCACGCTGGCGGAACTGGGGGAACGTGGCGCACCGATTGAGAATACTTGTCGGGTCTACCACCCGTTGAGGGGCCACGGCCCACCGCTCTACGCCCGCAGCTTGTCGACCAGCAGCATGACCGCCGCCGCGCACAGACCGAGCAGCATCGGCCCCACCGTGACGATCACAGCCACTCCTTCGAGTCCTGCGACTTGTGCATCCCGACGTGGCCCGGAGCCTTCCAGCACTGTTGGTACCCGAGCGTCTCGGGACGCGTGGCGTTGCAGGGGCGCGGCGCGACCTCGGCATCGCACGTGAAGTGCCCGCGCTGGCCGTCCTCACGCTCGTACCCGTCACGCTCGAAGTCGCGGACCGGTGCCCCGCACAGGCGGCAGCAGTCGAGCGCGCTCACAGGGCGACCGCCGCATCCATGACCAGACGCAGCGCGTGCTCGTCATCGAGCGACCAGCACCCGTCCATGTTGACATGGCACCAGCAAGGGCACCGCTCGTGGGTGGCTGGCGAGCATTCGAGTCGTTCGCACAGGGTGCACGAAGCTACAGACCAATAGGTCGGGGGTTCAAATCCCTCCGGGCGCACCACCCGAAACCCCCGTAAACCCAGTGTCTGCGGGGGTTTTTGCTGTTCCTGAACAGTCAAACCCCACCAAAACCCCACACCCGTGTAGCCGTCGGTGTGGCCATCCGGTTTCCGTTGAGCGCGTGCGCCTCCCTTCGCCGGGCCGGTCCGCAGCTCATCGAGGCTCGCGACTCACCAGGCTTCTCGTGGCTTCAGCGAGCTGGGATGTCGCTGGTCGGGCGTAGTCTTGCCATATGTCGGGTCACAGTCCAGAAACATCTGCTGCGGCGCTCATTTCGATGCTTTTTGAGAGCGAATCTCCCGCATCGCCATCGCGTCTGCGCATGGAATTCGAAAGCGGCCGAATGCCGACTGACGTTCTCGATCGACCGGATCCAGAAGCTCTGGTGGCAGAAGATCATCGAGCCGATCTAGAGCACGCACTCGCCCTCCTTGCCTCCTGGAAACAAGAAGGCATTGAGGTAGTGACGCCATTTGATCCGTCATATCCATCGCAGCTTCGTACAGTATTCGACTACCCCGTCTTGCTCTTTGCCCGCGGTCATGTAGTCGATGACGTTCGTTCGGTAGCCATCGTTGGCAGCCGAGCAGTTTCATCCTGGGGTCTCCAGTTCGCGCGTAACCTTGGCGGCTGGCTGGCTGAAGATGGCGTGACGGTCGTGTCCGGGCTGGCGCGCGGGGTCGACGGAGCTGCGCATCGCGCAGCTCTGGAGGCTCGTGGCAGGACGGTGGCTGTGCTTGGCAACGGTCTCAATTACATTTACCCGAGCGAGCATCGAGAACTTCAGGCCACGATTGCTAGTACTGGCCTCGTGCTTTCCCAATATCTTCCTAACGAGCGGCCCACGAGACGCTCATTCCCCGCACGAAATATCACGATGAGCGCCTACAGCAGCATCACCATGATCGTGGAGGCGGCCGAAAAATCAGGAACGCGAATTCAGGCCGACGCAGCAGTTCGGCATGGGCGCCCGCTGATCATTACGAGTCAGGTTGTCGCGGAGACGACGTGGGGGCGAAAATACGCGGAAGGCTCGTTCGACGTCACTGTGGTCCAGACAGCTAGCGAGGCGAGACAGGCAGCGGATCGCATCCTCGAGCGGGTTCTGCATCCTGCTCCCGCACTGATGCCCGCCTAGTCCGTGGCAGTCATCAAACCTCAGACTTGGGCAGAAGCGGACGAGATAGCTACGCGCACGCTGGCGCAGCTCGTCTATCCGCCCGTTCGAGTGGCGGGCGCTACGTGCGTAACCTGCACTGAGCCTGTGCCCACTGGTGATCAGCGGTGCAACGGCTGCCGAGCGCACGTCGCGAGCAGCTGGCGAGACTATCTCGCCGACTATGTCGTGCCGCTGACGTATGCCTCCGACTCGGAGACGCCGCAGATTCGTCGGTTCCTTCATCAGTACAAAAACGGCTTCACGGAGTCGGAGCGGGTATCTGCTTACAGTCCGCTCACGTTCCTCTTCTGGCAGTTCGTTTACAGACATTACGAATGTCTGAATGCGGTCGCCGGTGGCCAGATCGACGGCGTACTCGTTGTGCCGTCGGGAAAAGTGGGCAGCCGGCCTGATGGCCACCCCATTGAACAGTTCGCGAGGTACTTCCCGGAGTCGTGGCAACGCATCGACGCTAAACGCATAAGTGACTCCACGAGCCGACTAATCAATCCAGACAGCCTTGCGCTCGGGACCGGTCACGAGATAGCCGGGAGGAGGATCGTGGTTTTTGACGACACGTGGACCACAGGTGCCGCCGTCCAGACCGCAAGTGTCGCTCTCAAACGGGCGGGGGCCGCTGCCGTAGTAATCGTCGTGTTGGGGCGATGGGCAAACTCGAGCTGGGCGCCAGTTCGCGAATTCTTCGGCGCTCGTCCTCGAGGGTCTCATGCTGCCGACAGCTGCCCTGTTACCGGAGGCGCGTGCGGGGGTTGGCCTCGCTGA